GCTTTAGAGTTTCCATTAACTGCTGCTTCATTACAAAACTCTATATCTAACTACAATGTAAATACTTTAATTGAAGTATCTAATTTAAACTTGCATGATTTTGGTATATTCTTAGAATTAGAACCAGACGAAGAAGAGCAACAACAATTAGAGCAAAACATACAAGTTGCTTTGCAAAAAGGTGGTATTGACTTAGAAGATGCTATAGATTTAAGACAAATTAAAAATCTTAAATTAGCTAATCAAATGCTTAAGATTAAGCGTAAGGCTAAAGCTAAACAAGATCAACTAGCGCAACAAGCTAATATTAAAGCTCAAGCAGATGCTCAAGCTCAAACTGCAGAAAAAACAGCAATGGCTGAAGTACAAAAGCAAGAAGCTATATCTGGAGCTACAGTAAAATTAGAGCAAGCTAAAAATCAAATGGAAATACAGCGCATGAATACTGCTCATCAATTAGATCAGCAAAAAATGCAAATGCAACATAAGTTTGACTTAGAATTAAAAAAGATAGAAGCTCAAGCTCAAAAACAAAAAGAACAAGAAATTGAAGATCGTAAAGATAAGCGTATTAAAATGGAAGGCACGCAACAAAGTGAATTAATAGCACAAAGACAAAATGATGATCCACCTATAAACTTTGAAGAAAAAGGCGGTATGGACATGCAAGCTTTTGCTTAATTATTTAATTATTTAATTATATTATATTATGTCAGAAACAAAAACAAATGAACCTGTTAAACAGGAAGGTGACTTTAAAATAAAGTCTAAAAACAAAACACCAAAAAAATTAACAAAACAAAGTGATGAGCCAATTAAAGTTAACATAAAAGAACCTTTAATTGAAACAGCACCTGAAGTAACTAAAGTAACAATACCAAAAGAAGATGCCATTCAAATCGGAGAAGCAAAGAAAGTACCTGTGGAAAAACCATCCGGAGATAGCACAGAGGTGGGAGAACCTGTACAAGAGTCCAACGAGACTACTGAAGGGTTTTCTCCGATCAAAGAAGTAACTGAAGCTAAAGTTAAAGAAGTTGAAAAAGAAGTAACAAAAGCCATACAAGACGAAAGAATACTAGGCAAAAAGTTACCTGAAAATATAGAAAAATTAGTTTCGTTTATGGAAGAAACTGGTGGAACTATAGAAGATTATACAAGATTAAATGCTGATTATAGTAGCGTTGATGAAAATACTTTATTAAAAGAATACTATAAAAAAGCTAAACCTCATTTAAACGAGGAAGAAATAGGATTTATCATGGAAGATAATTTTTCATTTGATGAAGACTTGGACGAGGAGCGTGACGTCCGTAAAAAGAAACTCGCTAAAAAAGAAGAGATTGCAAAAGCAAAAAACTTTTTAGAGGAAACGAAAAAGAAATATTACGACGAAATCAAGTTGAGACCCGGCGTAACTCAGGACCAACAAAAAGCTATGGATTTTTTCAATCGCTATAACAAGCAGCAAGAAACAGCTGAGCAACAACATGCTAAATTTAAAGAAAGTACTAAAGAACTTTTCAACAACGATTTCGAAGGTTTCGATATTAAAGTTGGTGAAACAAATTATAAGTACAACATTCAAAATAAAGATAAAGTTGCTGAAAACCAATCAAACATTAATAACCTAGTCGGGAAGTTCTTAGACACAGAAGGTAATGTTACTGATACTAAAGGTTATCACAAAGCTATGTACGCTGCTGACAACGTAGACAGGATCGCAGCTCATTTTTATGAGCAAGGAAAAGCTGATGCTATTAAAGATGTTGTTACTAAGTCTAAAAACCCTGTAGATTCTCAAGCTAGAAAATCTCAAGGTGAAGTATTTATTAACGGTATGAAAGTGAAGGCGATTAGTGGTGCTGACTCTACAAAACTAAAAATAAAAACAAGAAAATTTAACTAAAAAAAACTAACAAAAATGGCTTTAAATCCACAATTTGGAGGGTTAATCCCTTCAGGAACTCAGGAGGTATTGAATAGCAATTATTTACAGTTTAACGCTGGAACAGCTGGAAACACAAATACTTTTGCACAACAATATTTACCTGAAATTTACGAACAAGAAGTAGAACGTTATGGAAACAGAACGCTATCTGGCTTCTTAAGAATGGTTGGCGCTGAAATGCCAATGACATCTGATCAAGTAATTTGGTCTGAGCAAAATAGATTACATATATCTTACACTGGAGTAGCAATTGCTAACGTAGGCGCGGCTCCTTTAAGTGCTATTACTATAGCAGCGCCAGCTGTAAACACAATATCAATAAATGATACTATTGTTGTTTTAAACCCTGTTACAGGTCTTGAATCAAAAGGTATTGTTGTTGACTCTGGTGCTTACGGAACAGGTGCTCTTGCCGGTACTCCTAATGTTATACACTATCAACCATTTGATAATGTAAGACTTCCAGCGGCTATTGCAGCTGTAGGGTGTAAAATATTTGTTTACGGTTCTGATTACCAAAAAGGTCAAAGTATGGCTGGAGCGGTTGCTCCTAACGTTCAAAACTCACCTAGAGTATCTGTTGAGCCTCAATTTACTCAATTTTCTAATTCACCAATCATATTAAGAAGCCAATACGTAGTATCTGGTTCTGATATGGCACAAATTGGATGGGTTGAAGTTGCTACTGAAGATGGAACATCTGGGTATTTATGGTACTTAAAAGCTGAGTCTGAAACTAGACTACGTTTTGAAGATTACTTAGAAATGAGTATGGTTGAAGCAGAATTTAACCAAGTAGGAAACCAAGCTGCACAGAATGTTAGCCCAGGTTCAGAAGGTTTATTCGCTGCTATACAGTCTAGAGGAAATGTACAAACAGGATTTACTGCTGCTGCAGGTCTTGATGAATTTGACGCAATTCTTAAAAACTTAGACACTCAAGGAGCAATTGAAGAAAACATGCTTTTCTTACAAAGACAAACTTCTTTAGATTTTGATGATATGCTAGCAAGCATCTCTGGTGGATTCGCTGGAGGAACTGCTTTTGGTTTATTTGAAAACTCAGAAGAAATGGCTTTAAACCTTGGTTTCTCAGGATTCAGAAGAGGTTCTTATGACTTTTACAAAACCGATTGGAAATACTTAAACGACGCTTCTACAAGAGGTGGTATTGTAGGTATCAATTCAATTGAAGGTGTATTAGTACCTGCTGGAACTTCAACAGTATACGATCAAATTTTAGGAACTAACATCAGAAGACCTTTCTTACACGTAAGATACAGAGCGTCTCAAGCTGATGATAGAAGAATGAAGTCTTGGTTAACTGGTTCTGCTGGTGGTGCTGTTACTTCAACTCTTGATGCTATGGAAGTAAACTTCCTATCAGAAAGATGTTTAGTAACTCAAGCTGCTAACAACTTTGTATTATTCAGAGGAATCTAATTGATTCAACAAATGTAATTCTTACCCTCGTTTTATTGACGGGGGTAATTATTACTTTTATAAACTATTTAATTATATTATATTATGGCTAAAAAAGCTCAAGCAGAAACTGTTGAGGTTGCACCTCAAGAGGTAGCGGTAAAAACTGCACCAAAAAAACCAGCTAAACTAAGTTGGGAAATAAAAGATAGAATATATTTTCTTAAAGGTAATAAAACACCTTTAACATATACTATACCAGGTAAACACACTAGAAAGCATGCGTTGCTTTATTTTGATGAAAAAACTGGAAAACAAAGAGAATTAAAATACGCTACTAATCAAGACTCACCTTTAGTTGATGAACAAAATGGAGAATGTACGATGGGTCATATACGTTTTGATAACGGTACTTTAAAAGTAGATAAAGCTAAACAAAATTTACAAAAATTATTATCTTTATATCACCCGTTAAAAGGCAAGGCATATGAAGAATATAGCGCCGTAGAAGAAGCCGTAGATGAGTTAGAAGTTTTAAACAGTCAAGTAGAAGCAATGAACTCAGCTATGACTATGGATATTGATTTTGCTGAAGCAATATTAAGAGTTGAATTAGGTTCTAAAGTAAATGATATGTCATCTAAAGAAATAAAAAGAGATGTAATATTATTTGCTAGAAATAACCCTGAGTTATTTATATCATTAGCTAATGATGAAAACGTACAACTTAGAAATTTTGCAATCAGAGCTGTTGAAATGGGTATAATAAAAATATCTGGAGATCAAAGATCTTTTACATGGGGAACAAATGACAGAAAATTAATGAATGTTCCTTTTGATGAAAATCCTTACTCAGCTTTTGCCGCGTGGTTAAAAACTGATGAAGGTGTAGAAGTTTATAGATCTATAGATAAAAAACTATAAAAACAAGTGATACTAATATAGGGCTCGTTTACTCGGGCCCAATATTATAATAAAAAAAAACAATGGTAAATATAAATACAGTATATACAACAGTCTTGTACATATTAAACAAAGAGCAAAGAGGTTATGTAACTCCAGCAGAGTTTAATAGCTTAGCTACTTTAGTTCAAGATGAAATATTTGAATCATATTTTCCAGATGGAAACCAAGTAAACCGTCAAAATCAAAATAACACTCAAAACGATACAGAGTTTTTTAACATGTTTAAAGACATTTCATATAAACTATATCCTTTTGAAAGAACAGCTTCGTTTACTTATAACGCAGGTGCTGGTGTCCTAGGTTGGGAATACACAGGCGCTGGAACTATATTTAAATTAGGTGAAATAATATCTACATATAACACAACAAACCCTCAGTATGATTCTATTACTGAGTTAGCTAGTCAAAGTGATTTTTCTAAGATCACAAGATCTACATTGACAGCTCCAACTATGCAATATCCTTTATGCACGACAGGCACAGGGCCAAATAACTCTGTACTTATAAAAGTTAGTCCTCAGCCAAATTCTTTAAATGTAAACGCTTTGTTTACACCAGTAGCACCAGAGTGGAAATTTACTACTGGTAGCTTAGGTCAATACGTATTCTCTGGATCGTCTGTTAACTTTGAATTAGACATATCAGAGCAAACAAACCTAATAATAGGTATATTAAAATACTGCGGATTAATAATAAACGATCCTACAATAATACAATCAGCTGCTGCAGAAGCACAAGAGGTAGAACAAAATATAAAATCTTAATAAGACATGGCAATAACTGAAACAAATCAACAGTATTATCAAGGATCTCAAGGTTTCAGAGGCAATGGAACTACAGGACCTTTTGTTACTACGTTTGATACAGACTTAGTATTTGGTAATTGGAATCCAATAATTGCTGAATATACTTTAAATAATTTTAAAATATACACTAGCACGACAGGAGTTCCTGGTACATGGTCTGAATATGTTTTACAATATAGCGTAGTTAATAACACT